ACAAAAAAACTCTATGAAAAGCTAAACGCAAAAAGCTACTCTCAAACTGCTATAGACTTAGAACATGAAGTAGCATGGCTTATGGCACAACAAGAACGTAATGGCTTTCCATTTGATGTGGAGAAAGCTGAACAGTTGGAATGTGTCTTACGTGGGAGGTACGCAGAGCTTCATACTAAATTAGTTAGTATTGTCCCTCAACTTCCTGATAAGATTTTTATACCAAAGCGAAATAATAAGACAAAAGGCTATGTAGCAGGAGTGCCAATTCAGAGGTACAAAGAGTTTAACCCCGGTAGTCGTCAACAGGTATTATGGTTATTGGAAAACCATTATCATTATTTACCTGACAATGAGGAACTGTATAAGGAAGAAACAGGAAATTTAAAAATGGATGATGATACATTCAGTTTTATTTCCACAGACCCCGAAGCACCCGAAGAACTAAGGGATTTAGCAAAAGTATTCGCAGAATTCTTCATGATTGTAAAAAGGTTAGGGCAATTAGCAGACGGAAAGCACGCATGGCTAAAGCACGTGGAGAAAGATGGATATATTCATGGTTCAGTTAATCCAAACGGAGCAGTTACAGGTAGAGCTTCCCATAGCTTTCCGAACGTAGCACAAGTACCAGCAGTAAATAGTCCTTATGGAGAGGAATGTCGAGAGTTATTTCATGTTCCAAAAGGTTGGTTTCAGGCTGGTACAGATGCGAGTGGACTAGAACTTAGATGTTTAGCTCATTTTATGTACCCTTTCGACAATGGAGAGTACGCGGACATCATTTTAAATGGTGATATTCATACAACGAATCAACATGCCGCAGGACTGCCCGAACGCAATCAAGCAAAGACCTTTATTTATGCGTTATTATACGGTGCTGGTGATGCCAAGATTGGTAGCATTATTGGAGGAAATAAAAAAGAAGGTGCTTCGATTAAAAAGAAATTCTTTAAAGCTACTCCGGGTATGAAATTATTGCGTGAAGCTGTGCAACATACGCTTGCAGACTTTGATAAAGGCAGAGTGAAAAGATGGAAACGTAAGTATTTAGTCGGACTTGATGGACGACATGTACACGTAAAATCTCCTCACTCTGCCTTGAATTTTCTTTTGCAAGGTGCAGGTGCATTAATCTGCAAAAAGTGGATTGTGTTACTTGAAGAACGCTTAATAAAAAGAGGATTTACTCATGGTTGGCAAGGTGATTTTGCTTATATGGCATGGGTGCATGATGAAGTACAAATAGCCTGTCACAGTAAAGAAATTGCTGAAATTGTAATAGCAGAAGCACAACAAGCAATGAGGGACACACAAGAGTTTTTCAAATTTAGGATTCAGTTAGATACCGAAGGTAAAATAGGAATGAACTGGAAGGAGTGTCATTAGAATGGAAAAGGAATATACGATTACTATTCCACTAGGGCGTTATGAGTTTTTAGTAGAACGTGTGGCAGAATCACGCGGACGTATGAGTATTGCAAGGTATATCATAGAAAAGGAATTATCTTACAACGAAGAACTGCAAAAAGAATTGAAACGTATTTTATGCTTATAAGGAGTAGATTGAATATGACAACAGATTTACAAGTAGTTAAATATGGTGACCAATTAGTAGTAGACAGTAGACAAGTTGCTGAAATGGTTGGAAAGCAACATGCTCATTTATGTAGGGATATAGAAGGGTACGTAACTATTCTAAGTCAAAATCCAATTTTGGATTCTGATGATTTTTTTCTAGAAGATAGTTATACAGCTGGTACAGGCAAGGCTTATAAATGCTACTTGCTTACGAAAAAAGGTTGCGATATGGTAGCCAACAAAATGACTGGCGAAAAAGGTGTATTGTTCACAGCAGAATACATAAACAAGTTTTATGAAATGGAACAACAATTAAACAAACCAAAAAGCCAAGTTGAAATGTTATTACAATCCGCTCAAATTCTCGTTGAGCAAGAAAGAAAACTAAAAGAAATTGAAGGTAAACAACAGCAACAATCACAGGAGCTACAAGGAATACGTGAAGTTGTAACTATTAATAATAGTGATGGTTGGAAAGATAAAGTTAAAAACATTCTCAACAAAATCGTAAGAAAAACTGGACTAAGCTATGTAGACATCAGACATGAGTCTTATGAGTTGTTAGAAAGTAGGTGTAAATGTCGTCTGTCCGTTTTACAGACAAATAAACGAAAACGCTTACGTTTAGCAGGGGCGACAAGAACAGCACAAAATACTGTTAGCAAAATTGAAGTAATTGGAGAAAACCCGCGTTTAACGGAAGGGTACTTGGCAGTTATTAAAGATTTAGCTATTAGCTATGGGGTGACCTTATAATGCAATTATTATCAGTAACACCTGACTATATGAATTTACTTTGCACAGCCGCTGGTCAATGTCATGGGAAACTTACTGCACCTAAAAGTGCAATTGAGACAATTATCCAAAGCGGACATTTATCCGTCCTAGAACATGCTACAGCTACCTTCTATATTAAATGTAGTCGTAAGGTTTTGGCTCAATTTACAAGACATAGACACTTTAGCTTTACCGTACAGAGCAGTAGAGTGTGTCGATTAACTAATATGTATCAAGGTTTGACCACAGAAGTAGATAAAGTGTTAGAGAGTATGTTTCAAGCTTATGATAAAGCATTAGCAGACGGTATTTCATGTGAAGAAGCGTCCTATCTCTTACCAGAAGGTGCAGTATGTTCCCTTGTCGTAACTGGAAACTTCCGCACATGGTTAGAGTTTTTACCAAAACGACTATGTAAACGAGCCTTACCAGAGTTTAGGCAAATTGCTTCACAAATTCATGAGGAACTAGCAAAAGCAGTACCGGAGGTATTTGACAGACAACTTATGAATTGTACGAAATGTACGGAAAGGAGCTGTAATTTTAGCTAGTGGATGAAAGTAACACACCTAACGATACAGCTACATTTGACGTAGAAAAACAAGCTAGTCAATATGGGATGTTTGTAAATCCCAATAGCAAGCACGTAGTAAAAATATTAGATAAGTTAAACATAAATAAAACTAAGTATGGCGCACCATTTTGTCCATGCTTGAATAACCATGATGAAAATACTATTTGTCCTTGTAAATATATGAGAGAACAAAAAGCATGTCGTTGTGGTCTGTATGTAAGACAAGTGAAATTTTAGGAGGGCGACAATATGACTAAGAATGATATTTTAAAGGTTCTAAAAGCTAGAAAAGAAATGTCATTACAATCCTTTAATAAGGAAACAGAGAACTTACAAAATACTTTAGATGAACAGTTATTTAAGCAAATCATACAGGAGTATGAAGAAGATTTATCTACATGTCTAGGTAAAATTAGCAAGATTACAAGCAAAATAGAAGAAAATTCCAGTAAGCTAAACTGTGGATTTTATTATTCAAACTTATTAAATATTGGTTCGCGTTCTCCGGAGTTCACTATCAGAGATTTATTTGGGAGCATGACCACTCGTAGAAATGAAACTTGTAAAACATTTGATTTAGAACGGACAGAGAAATATAAGGCAATCGAAACTGAATACGACAAATTAATCAGTGTGATAAAGTCCTTCCCATCTGCTAAAGTTGCTTTAGAATATCTGAAAGAACTTGGGATTGAGCTAGAAGAACTTCCTAAAGAACCTGAAAAATGTACAGCTCTTACTACCCCTATTAATGTAAGTTTATTAATGATGGAGGGTATTGCGGATGACAACATTTGATTTATGCACCCACTTAGGGCGCGATAAGAAACACCTATTCCAAAAATTACAACCGATAGAGAAAATCAAAGACACCACTAAACTTAAATTTCCCATGTGGGCGAGTGAAAAGTTTGATGGTGTCTTTTGCTGTGCATTAAAAAAGCCTGATGGAACGATTGGGATTTTTAGTCGTACCGGTGAAGAATATTTGTCAATGGAGCACTTGAAACTCAGGTTGGGAAATTTGCTGAAAGAAACCGGAGCTAAGTTTGCGCTGTTTGAAGCATGGATACCCGATACAAACCAATCAGAAATTTCTGGTAAATGCAGAGATACTAAAAATCAACACGAGGACTTAAAGGCTATGTGTCATAGCATTGTCTATTGTTCAAGTCTTATTGAATTATCAGACCGGAACGCCCCTACTTTAGGCTTCATTAGGAGGAGTTTGACAGATTCAATGCCATATGTAAAGCATGTCAAAGTTGATTCCCTAGATGAAGCAATAGAGCTTGCTAACTCCGTATGGTTACGTGGTGGTGAAGGTATCGTACTTAACGAGATTAACGCGCCCTATCAACCCGGCAAACGCAATGTATCCATGATTAAAATAAAGAAAATATTGTCCTATGATCTTGAAGTAATTGGAATTGATGAAGGTACAGGAAAATACAAAGGTATGGTTGGTGCAATTAGAGTACGTTATAAAGATGGGAAAGTAGTTACGGTATCAGGGATGACAGATTCCCAACGTAAAGCGTGGTGGAAAAATCCTTATGAAATTATAGGGAAAATTGTTCAGATTGATGCGATGACAGAAAGTTCCAAAGGACTACTTCGCGAACCACGCTTCAAAGGAATTAGATATGACAAGGAGGAAGCAGATTTTTGATAGTAAAACCATTACAACTACTGATAGATGCTGACATGGTAGTATTCCAAGCCTGCTCTGCTGTAGAAAAGGAAATTGACTGGGGAGACGACATGTGGACACTTCATGCAGATGCGACAGAAGCAAAACAGATTGTAGATGCAAAAGTACAGTCCCTTGTAGAAAAGGTTCTCAATCATTTTGATCATACAGGTGCTTATGACATTATCCTGTGCTTTAGTGGTGACAAAAATTTTCGTTATTCTGTCCTATCCACCTATAAAAGCAACCGCAAAGGTAAACGAAAACCTATATGTTATAAAGCTGTTGTACAGTGGTGCAAGGAAAACTACGAAACGACAATCAAAGAGAACTTAGAAGCTGATGACTGTCTAGGGATTCTAGCAACAATTAATGAAGGAAACGCTGTTATCATTTCTGGTGATAAAGACATGAAACAAATTCCCGGTAGATTCTATGATTTTAGTCGAGAAGAATTCTATAATCATAGCAAAGAGGAAGCGGACTACTGGTTCTTGTACCAATGTCTAGTGGGTGATGCCACAGATGGCTATAGTGGCTGTCCGGGTATTGGAGACAAGACAGCAATCAAACTTTTAGATACAGAAGGAGCTTCTTGGCAAACAGTAGTTAATGCTTATGAGAAAAAGAAAATTAGCGAAGAAGAGGCACTAAGACAAGCTAGAGTTGCTAGGATTCTTCGCAAGTCTGATTATAATTTTAAAACAAAACAACCTATTTTATTTGAAGCGAAGGAGGAAGCTGATTGAGAAACGATTATGTAACAGATGAAACAGGAAATGTTCTTACAATACCCTTAGTTACGTTGGTACATATTGAAAAACAATTTAGTCCAACTGCTTTATTGTCTATGCCCCGCATTAAAGAAATGCCGGAAGGACAGCAGTTAGGTTATATTAAAGGTGTTTCTGATTTATTAGCACACCTTCGTTATATTCACGAAGGAGGTAACTAATGGGAATCACACCTTTTGTACAGGGACTTCTTGCAGTTGGAGGTACAGCGGCGGCAGTTAATCAACAGAAAAAAGCTGAAAAAGCTTCTCGAAGGGCGTTAGAAGAAGCTAACAAGGTTAAAGCTACAGATTTATTGCCATCCACTACAAGTCAAACAGCCGAATCGCCAGAGTTTGGGTCAAGTAACAGAAAATCAAAACGTAGGGGGAAATCATCATTAACAATTGACAGACCTACAACTACTATATCTAGTGGTTCAACTGGAACTGGACTCAATATTTAGGAGGGTAAATGGATAATCAAGAAACAGCAAAAAGCATATATAACAGATTGAAACAAGATAGGGATAGTTACACAAAGCGTGCAGAAGAATGCGCTAAAGTAACTATCCCTTCTCTTTTCCCTTCTGACAGTTCCACAGGTTCAGATAATTTTGAAACACCTTATCAAAGCATGGGAAGCAGAGGGGTAAACAATTTGTCGCATAAATTATTGTTGGCATTGTTTCCACCTAATGCTACATTCTTTCGCTTATCACCATCCGAAGAAGTACAAGCTGAACTAGCAGAAAATCCAGAAGCATTAAAAGACATTGAAACAGCGTTAGCTTCCCAAGAACGAGTAATTCTAAAATACATTGAAACGAATCAAATTAGAGTCACGATAGGCGAAGCAACAAAGCAACTTGTCGTAGCTGGAAATAATCTTTTGTACCTTCCACCAGATGGAGGGATTAAATCTTATCGTTTAAACAACTATGTCATTCAGAGGGATGCACTAGGAAATGTCCTTACAATTATCACTTTAGACAAAATTGCATATGCCGCATTACCTAAAGAATTGAAAGGTTTAGTAGACACAAATGGAGATATTAAACCGGATAAAGAGGTAGAAGTTTATACGCATGTCCAGCTCGAAGATGATTTTTACAGCTCATATCAAGAAGTAGATGGTAAACGTGTTCCGAGGTCAGAAGGAAAATACCCAAAAGATTCTAGTCCTTGGTTTCCGCTTAGAATGGTAAAAGTAGATGGAGAAAATTATGGTCGCAGTTATGTTGAAGAATACATTGGAGATTTAAAATCATGTGAGAGCATACAAAAAGCACTTACGCAAATCACTGCAATCGTATCCCATATTTTAATCCTTGTGAATCCAACAGGAATCACTTCTGCAAGTAAACTTCAAAAAGCTAAAGCAGGTGAATTCGTACCTGGTAGATTAGAGGATATTCAAGCATTACTTATAGGTAAACTCCAAGATTTACAAGTCGCTGAAAGCAATCTTAATCGACTTGAAAGTCGTTTAGGGTATGCCTTTATGCTGAATTCATCCGTTCAACGAAATGGGGAACGAGTGACAGCAGAGGAGATTCGCTATGTTGCTGGGGAGCTAGAAGATAATTTAGGTGGGATTTATTCTATCCTTACCCAAGAATTACAGCTACCTTTGGTAAGACGACTACTTTCGCAATTACAGTCACTTAACAAACTACCTCAATTACCAGATGGAACAGTTGAACCTGCAATTACTACAGGTATGGAAGCGTTAGGACGAGGACACGACCTAATGAAACTCCAAACCTTTCTAGAATTTGCAACTAAGCTACCAGAAACGGTCAATAGGTTAAAGGTGGATGGACTTCTTACAATGCTAGGGAATAGTATTGGACTTGATTTAAGTACAATCATTAAATCAGATGAAGAAGTACAGCAAGAAATGATGCAACAACAAATGATGGAAATGGCACAAAAGACAGCACCGCAATATGCAGCGGCTGAATTAGGACAATAGGAGGATATGAATGGAAGACAATATTTACGGAGCAGGGGCAGTTACAGGCTCAATTGAAGATGCTCAAAAACAAACAATTGAAATTATGAACGCTGGTCAAAAAACAGTAGTCACAAAAGATGAAGTAACTGCTGATAACAAAAATGACCAAGAAGTCAAAGATGATAAAGAGGAAGTGAAAGGTGGTGATGAAGAAAAGGGCAGTAAGCACGAAACAGAAGACCCGAATCAAGAAATTAAAGACGGTATAGAAAAAATTGAAAAATTAAAAGAAGAAGGATTTAAAGCAAAAGGACTCGACTTTGAAGCGATTCGTAGTGAATTTGATACAAATGGTACGCTTTCAGAACAGACCTACAAAACTCTTGAAGAAGCAGGCTACCCCAAAGGTGCAGTTGATGCCATTATTAGCGGCATCCAAGCAACAGCAACGCAGTTTGCAAATACAGTTTATAGTCATGTTGGTGGTGAAGAACAATTTAAAGGGATTCAAGAATTTGTTAAAGCACAAGGACAAAAGGCAATTGATAACTTTAACAAAGTAGTAAATTCAAAAGATATTGATTTAGTCCTTATGACAATGGACGGAATCAAAGCTCAAATGTCGTTAAAGTATGGCACAAACACTAAAAATATTTTAGGGGGAACGCAAACAAAATCAGTCAAAGGTTTTGCTTCTAAGGCAGAAATGGTTGCCGCTATGAGCGACCCTAAATATGCAAAAGACCCTGCTTATCGTGCAGAGGTACAGAGCAGAGTAGTTTCAAGTAAATTCTAAAATTCAATTTATTAACCCAAAGAACAGGTAGTCCCTGTTCTTTTTTTTTTTATGTTCAAAAACAAATTTATTAAACATTTTAAGGAGAGATTTATTTAATGGCAGACGTAATTGTAGCAAATCCGGGACAACTAAATGGTGAGGGAGACCGCCTTGCCGGTATGATGAAAGTATTTTCAGGTGAGGTATTAACCGCATTTGAACAAGCAACCGTAACAATGGACAAACACCAAGTAAGAACAATTTCAAATGGTAAAAGTGCTTCCTTCCCATGTGTAGGCAGAGCAACAGCCGCTTACCTTACACCGGGCGGTAACCTTGACGACATCCGAGAAAATATTATTCATGGGGAAAAAATTATCGTGATTGATGGTTTACTTACTACATCACAATTAATCACAGATATTGACGAAGCAATGATGCACTATGATATTCGTTCCGAATACAGTCGACAAATGGGTGAGGTATTAGCACTTAAAGCGGATGCGGCGGTACTTGCAGAAGCAATCAAAATGACTGTGGCAGGAAAAGAAAATATTACAGGTTTGGGAAAAGGTAAAGTAGTTAACGTAACGACTGCCGCTGGTGATAAGGGAATCACAGCAAATTTAGGCTTAGAAGTAGTTGCTAGATTGCTCGAAATTAAAGCTGAAATGACACGTAATCGCGTACCACAAGCGGATAGATACGTCTATGTAACACCAGAAGTATATTCTGCATTAGTTATCTCATTAGTCGCAATCAATCGTGATTATGGCGGCTTAGGTTCTATCGCTGATGGTGGTATCTTAAAGATTGCTGGTTTTACAATTGTGGAAGTTCCGCATTTAGTAGAAGGTGGCGCAAATAAAACAGGTGCTATCCAAGGTGAAGGACACGACGTTCCGGAAACAATCGGAGAAGCAAGCAAAAATGACGTATTATTTGTCGTTATGCACCGTAGCGCAGTAGGTACAGTTAAATTAAAAGACCTTGCGACAGAGCGTGCTAGACGTGCAGAATTACAAGCGGACATGCTTATTGCACGCTATGCAATGGGACATGGTGGGTTACGTCCTGAATCTGCATATGTAGGTGTATGGAAAGCGAAAGCCTAACTTTAAGTAACGGAGGGATTTTTCCCTCTGTTTTTTTTTTCTTTAGAAAAGGAGGAATGAAATGTTAATCACTCCATTAACAGAATTAGAAGCAGTAAACGAGATTTTAGGCAGTATAGGGGAGTCCCCTGTAAACAGTTTAGAGGACAATGTAAGTGTGGATGTTGTAAATGCACTCCGTATCTTAAAAAGTACAAGTAGAAATATTCAAAGTATGGGATGGACATGTAATACTTTTGAAGATGTTGAAATGATACCCGATAGTGAAACTAAACGTATACGTTGGAGTCCTTTATGGATTACGATAAAATCTTCCGATAAGCAATACATTAAACGCGGTGAATATCTTTTTAACAAAACAGATAACACTTATAAATTTAATTCAACTATAAAATTAACAGTAATAATGTTTGAAGATTTTGAAGATATACCAGATGTTTTAAGAAACTATATTACAGCTAAAGCAGTACGACAATTCCAATCAAGGTATTTAAGTGCAGAAGAACTTACGCAAGAATCCAGACAGAATGAAGCGGAAGCATGGAAGAATCTACAAGAGTACGAAATGGAAATAAATAATTTTAACATGCTCAACAACACTGATATTCAGACTTCTTTAAATAGAGGTATTTAGAAATGATTAGTCAAGAAATATCTCATTTTAATATTGGAATATCTCAACAACCAGCTACCCTTCGTAGTCCAGAACAACTAGAAAAACAACTGAATTGTTTATCCTCTGAATCAAATGGGTTATTAAAACGTCCTCCTACATTACATATAGGAAAAATAGATGAGCTAAGTAATGAAAACCCTTTGGTGCATACTGTTAATAGAGATACAAAGGAAAAATATATTGTTATTTGTGATGGTGCGAACTTCTATGTCGAGGATATTTATGGGGTAAAACATCAAGTCATAGTAGAAAGTGGACAAGCGTATGTGAAGACAGACACACCACGTAGGGATTTAGTGCTAATTACTGTTGCTGATTATAGTTTCGTCCTAAATCGAAATGTAAAAGCGAAAATGCTGGAAGAAACAACAGCTCGCAAGTGGGAGTCACAGGGTGTCTTGATTCATGTTAAATCTGGACACTATGGTCACAACTACCGTATTTGTCAAGGAGATACTATTATTGGACAGTATACTACACCGGATGGGAGCGAATCTTCACATACTACATCTATAACAACAGCTAATATAATTTCGCAATTAGCTTCAAGTGTACAATCAACCCATCCAGAGCGATTTAAAATACTTACAGGGGAAGGATGGCTCTATTTAGAGAGAATAACTGACACGCAGGACTTTATTAATCAAATTAAAGCTTTTGATGGATACGATAATTCAGCTATGTTGGCAATTCATCAAAACGTCTCAAAGTTTTCCGACTTACCCAAAACTGCACCAGATGGTTTTATCACTAAAGTACAAGGGGAAATTGCATCTAATGCAGATGATTATTATGTTGTATATGATGATTCAAAAAGCCTTTGGGTCGAGACGTGTCAACCGGGAATAGAGTATAAAATCGACCCTGCTACAATGCCCCATGCATTAGTCAGTAATGCGGATGGTACATTCACATTGAAACAATTGGCTTGGGATAACCGAGAAATAGGGGATGACGATAGTAACCCTTTACCTTCTTTCATTGGTATAGCAATAAATGATTTATTTTTCTTTAAAAATCGGTTAGGTTTTGTGGCAGGAGAAAATGTGATTCTGTCCGAAAGTGCTTCTTTCTTTAACTTTTGGATGACAACAGCGGTAAATGTTTTAGATACTGACCCAATAGATGTAGCGGTAAGTTCATCTTCAATCACGATATTAAACCATGCGGTTTCATTTAATGAAGCGGTGTTACTCATATCGGATGAGATGCAATTCTTATTAAAATCTGACGGAATATTAACCCCTAAAAGTATCATGATAGACCCAGTAGCAACTTATCCTTGTGCTAAATATGTGCGCCCAGTAATGGCAGGACGGAGAATGTATTATACGTCTAATCGGTCTGCCTATACGACAGTAAGGGAATTTTATAGTGTTGGCACAATAGATGATGCAAAACTTACAACTGATATTTCTTCACATGTTCCCTCATATATTCCGAATGGTGTATATCAGATTTTAGCGAATACAACAGAAAATTTACTGCTATTTCTTACAGAAGGTAAAAAGTCTTCTGTATTTGTATATAAATACTTATTTAGTGAAGAAAAAAGGTTACAGGCTTCTTGGTCGGAGTGGAACTTTGGAGAAGAAGCAGAAATTCTAGGCGGAGGGTTCATTGATAATATTCTGTACTTAGCTATAAACCGTAACGGAACTTTCTATTTAGAAAGTATGAATATATCGGTAAATATAACTGACCTAGAAAATGAACCATATAGAATACATTTAGATAGAAAAATAAGTAGTGTCGTAACAGAGTTTGATAAGAATTACGGTATATCCATTATAGACATTAAGGGTATATATGGGGTAGAAAACGAAACGACAATGAGTTTTGGAGTAGTTTTTAAAGACGGTGAGTATATAGAAATACCTTCTAGTGAGTTAGTTGAAGGAAAAGCACAATTGTATGGGGATTATAGAGGAAAAGAATATGTTTTAGGACAGTTGTACGCTTGTGAAATTATATTATCCCCTATCTACATAACAACAGACAAAGGAAAAATTACAAATGGAAGATTGCAATTACGATATATGACCATAGCGTATGCGGAAACAGGGAGTTTTGATGTTGTTGTAAATAATCAGTTCACCTATAAAATGACAGGAAGAATTTTAACTGATAAACGTGTTAAATTAGCGGTTGTTAGTTTGTCGAACGGTGACTTTAGGTTTCCATTGCACGCTTTGAATACGAATTGTGCAATAAAAATAACTAGTAATAATCCTACACCCCTTAATCTTCTAAATGGAGTATGGGAAGGTGATTATTACGCAAGAGCAAGACGTATTTAGAAAGGAGAGGGTTTATGCTTGATATAGGGTCTATGTTATCCATTGGTACAACTTACTTTGGTGGCTTGGCTTCAATGAAAGACGCACGTAATAGGTATATTGCTCAGATTAAGTCCGCTGTAAAAAGTACAAATTATGATTTTCAAAATTTCAGTCAAATGCGAAGGGATGCTTACGAATCAGCAGTTGAGGAACTTATAAAAATCAGAACAAACCAACAATCCCTTCAATCTTCCGTTTCTGCTGGACTTAATGAGAATTTTGAATCAGGTGGAAGAACCGTTGACTTATTGGAGCGTTCTACTTATGGGGATGAAGCGAGAGCAGTGTCGTCCATGCAACAGAATCTATTGAAGCAAAATCAAGAAATTAATTACAATATGCTGATGGCGCAAAATAATCTACATAACTATGTGAATAGCATTGAAAAGCCTGATTATAAAGGGATGATGACGTCTACACTTCTAGATACTTATTCAGCATTTGCACAAGCAAATGACAAAGAAAGTTCGTTAAATATGAAAGGCTATGAAACTACTATATGGGGAAAGGTTATACCGAAAAAGACTCCAATACCTGCAAAGTCAACGTATTTAATGGGTAAAGAAGCCTCAAATAGCCTTGCAGAAAAAGATTGGCTAGGAAAATCTACAGACTATAAATTTAATACTTATAGTCCACTTTCAATTTATTTTAATAAATCATACTTTTAGAAAGGAGGAATAAGGTGTCAACAAATCTTACGAATACGTTTGGAGTGTACGAAAATTTCAAGAAAAGACCGGATTCTTTACAACAAGGACGGTATCAGGGGTTGCAACAAGTGACTCCTGCTACTTCCAGTAAAGCGGAAGGACTTATGCGTTCTTTAGGTTCTATAAGTAATACAATTAACCAACGTATCACAGCTATGGAGAATCAGCGCAAAGAAGAAGGTACATTCAAGGCGGAAAAAATACTTAAATCATCTAACCCAAAAGATAAGATTGAACTAGATACAAGAGCACTATTACAAAAAGCTAATGCGATAGATTTAGCTGATAATATTTATGCGATGGAACTTATTGAAGGCGATGTAGGACGGATGCATCAAGCAGAATTTCACCGTCAATTTACTGAAAAGATGCTTAAAAATGGTTGGGAAAAAGACCGTAATATTCAAATGCAAAAATACCAAGAAGAACGCCAATTATATAGAAAGCAGTTAGATGATAATAGAACCTATATGAATAAACAGGCGTTTGATAGCGGTTTTGATGAAGATTACGCGAAGAACTCCGAAGATGTTTTTAATCTCTATACAAAGTGGTACTCCGAAGAAAGCCGAAAAGAAGCATTAGGAGCATTACAACAGAGCATAGACGAATGTGATTTTTATGGCTCTACGCAAGATGGAACGTATAGCGATAAGGTTTCCATGATTGTCAATAAAGCTCGCATTGCTGGTATAAATGAAAATGAAATACAGGAAGCATTAGCGAAAAAATTAGAAAAAGTTTTAGAGAATAGTCAAGATGAAGCAACCATTCAAAACATCCTTAATACAAACGTAGGGATATGGAACACAGGGGAAAAGCAAGGACAAGCTAAGACTTTTAAAGATGGACTTACAGTAGGAGCTTTACAGGAGATTGAAAAAACTAGACAACACAATAAATGGATAGCAGATGATAACACTCGTCTTTACTGGCAAGACCAGTTTATTAAAGCAACCAAGCAGGGACGTGAAGCTGTTATTGCATTATCAGAGAGCCTTAAAAATGACCCTTCAAAACGCTATATTTACGACCAGATACATCCGAACTTAGATAAGTATGTCGCCCAAGCAGATGCAAAAACAGAGAAAAAAGAAAAGGAACGTCAAAAAAAGTTACGTGCAGATGCTATTAATTCACATGTAGCTTCCCAAGGAAATCGTCTGCTTAGCGGTTATTTACAAAGTATTATCAGTAATGGAGTCACCATGCCAGATGGAAGCGCGTTACCGTCATCATTAGGAGATTTAACAGTCCCTGTCATGGATGAAAATGGTAAGGTTAAGCAAGTTTCATTAACAAAAGATGATGTTCTTACCTTCTACAAAGCGAATGTAGATGGACTAAACACAGAACAAAAACTTATGTTTTTAAGTTCTCCTGTGGGACGTGCGATTAATGAAGATGTAAAAAGAGCGTGTCGTAATTCATATGACCAGATACGATTAGATACAATTGAGGATAAAGCAAATGCGGATAGAATCATTGCTAATTTATCAGACTTTACAACGACATTGCAGTCAAATCCCGGAATGTTTCGGGAAGTCTATGGGGATGATTTAACTGATAGGATGCTGGCATTTAATTATCTTAGTAATAGTCATGGACAAGAAGTCGCTTTAAGAATGATAGCAGAATCAAAGTCTATTGATAGCAACAGCGATGAAACTAAAGTATATTTAACAAAAATAAATGAAAATATCAGCAATGATATGAATATACGATTAAATGCGCTTGATGGCGAGGAAGCCGATTTAAGTCTAGACTTAGCTATGCATGCTGATGTTGTAGCAATACTAAAGGCGCGTGCAAAAGTTTTTCTTGCAAATGGCATGAACCCGGAGGAAGCTGTGGAGCAAGCTAGAAACGCACTTAAAGATGACTTTGCAGTCATTCGTTATGACGGAGGACAAAACATGCTTTTGCCTAAACATCTTATCCAAGGAACAGGTATCAATGGCTATGATTTATCCAGAGCGTTTACTAACATGGTAGATAGCTATAGAGGAGATACTCCTAGACGGGACGTAAGGGTCAACTGGGACTTTAATACAAACACGTTAACCGTCAATCTTATAGGGTCTAGTGAACCTCCATTATATCTAACACGTCAGCAATTGTTATCGAATGAAATTCCTTTTAATTTAGGTCTTTTAACAGGGCAGTCAAGACAGGATGCTCTTAATAGTCGTTCGTTTATGGACACAGGAATGTTTACGCCTTCTGAAAATCCTGACATGGGAGAAGTAAGTCCGAATAGTTACAATCCGAATCCAGAAGAAAAAGAGGGGACTGATTTAGTAGATTGGCTTAAATCAATATGGTAAGAAAGGAGGAATAGAATGTCAAAGATGTATGAACTAGCACAGATGGTAGGAGGAAATATTAATGTACCTGGCGACATTATCTATGCACAATGGCAACATGAGTCAGCAAACTTTACAAGTGCTCTATCTGCTTACAATAATTTTGCAGGGGTTACGCAAACAGAGAAAAATGACCTCCCACAACCAGACGGAGGAAACTACTACATGTCCTTTGGTACACCGGAGGAATTTGCGAACTATATGTCATGGTATTACAAACAGTACGAGGGATTAGAAGGTAGTCAGTCTGTAGAAGAATTCCTTACTGCATTAAAAAACGGTGGCTACTTTGGGGATAGTTACGACAACTATTATCAAGGGGTAACAGGGTTTATGAACGGTGGAATGAGTGTAGCGGATTTAAATAGAAATATACTTCCCGGTCAGAAAGCGGATGGCTCATTTTGGCAGGATTATGACGAATCACAGGTACAAGATATGTCTTGGGCAGATTTTCAGCAAACTACCAATACACCCAGCAAAGAACTTTCATTCACCGACAGTATACTCAATGGGTTTGAAAGTTCTACCTTTGGACAATACCTTATCCATAACAAAATGGACAGAAACCACAAATATACAGGGTGGAAACCTTCTGATGCTGATTTTGATTATGTTGATAATATCTTCAAAGGTTCTAAAGAAGCAGAAGAAACAAAGTTTAGGATAATGTCAACTGCAAAAGACCATGACCATATGTTAGAGTTAATTGCATATGAGCAAGGTAGACAACAACGTGAAAAGTCCATGAAAGAAGCTGATGACTTTTCAATACAAACATCAGGAAAGGTTTTAGGAAGTATAAATAATATTTTCTCCATGCGGACAGCAGGTGCGTTTGTTGGTAGCATAGCTAACCCTGTTAATTTCATCCCTGTACTTGGACAAGGTGCAAAGTTTCTTCAAGCACTTCGTATGTGTAGACCCGGCATGATAAGTAAAATTGCTAATGCGGTTAATGTCGGTGTACAGACAGGCGCAGTTAATGCACTAGATGTATACAGTGTAAATAAACTCTATGGGGTACAAGAAGACTGGAAGACCGCCGCAGGGTTTGGCTTTGTAGCAGGCGCAGGACTTGACATGTTTGCAAATGTATTCAGAGGGAAAATGCCTAGAGATAACAGTACATTATCTAGAGCTGTGAACAGACTTGAAGCCATAGAAGACACAGCCGCTATGCAAATCGCTGGTGTACCTGTATCATCAAGACAAGTATCACGAAATATCGAAGAAGCACTTGACGGACTACGCACACCAGAACTGAAAGTAGCCGGGGAAATCACTCCTTCTACCATGCAAAAACTTAGTGATGGTAGTTTAGAAGTATTATCGCTAGTAAATGCTAAGAAACTGGGAGACAGAATAGGTGTAGCTGTCAGCGACAAAACCAGAGCAATTTATCATGAATCATCCGGAAAGGTATTTGCGATTGCCGATAATATCACCAATGGAGCAGACTTAGAAAAAGCAGTCTTGCATGAATTTGGGGTACATAAAGGTTTAGCTACACTTGGTGAAAGAGAACGTAATGAGATTTTTTCCTATGTACAAGAACGGATGGAAAAACCTAAAGGAAAATGGCTAGATGCCATTAAACGCTCTAATTCTGCTGACCCCGAAGAAGTTTTAGCGCATTTTATTGAACTAGGTGGAAGCGATAAAAAGCTAGGTGGAATGACACGAAATATCAGGCAACAGCTACGAAAAGCAGGCTTGTTAGATGATGTAAATTTAACTGACTACATCAAAGAGCTTGCAGAGCGTTCAATAGCTAAACATGATTTTACCATCACACCTAATGGTACAGCAGTATCACCAGATGGCGTTAAGTTCTCTGTAGATAATCCAGTCCATCCACACGCATACCATGACAAAGTTATGTCGGATAGCGAAGTAATTAAAGAAAATACGGTAGGTGGTAGAAGGGGTAAAGTAGAAAAAACACTAAAAACAGGTAAGCTATGGGGTAGTGATTTTGGTAAATGCTTTTATTCAAATTCCCCTACACTTCAAAAGGCTGTAAATGAACTGTTTAGAAATCCTTATCAAGATAGTAAAGTGACATATACAGTTGCAGAATCCATAAAAGAAGTTGAAAAATCACAGCTAACCCAATTTGACAATAAACTCCTAACTATACGCGATAATTGGATTCACACAACTAAAGGTATTTCTAGAGTAAATCTATTTGGTACTGATAATGCAATCAAAGAGTTTAATGAGCAAGTAGTCAAATATTATGATGCAAAAGTAAATATAGAAGAAAAGGGAACACTTCTTCATTCATTAGATGGTTTTGATAAAGAGATAAAAGAATTTGCTGACCTTTATAGAGAAAAACAAGAATTTACTTATACTAGGTTGAAATCCTCTAGTACAAATTATGGAATTAAAAAACCTAATATACTAGATAAAGATTTTACACCTGACAGTAAAGGCTTTAGTCGTAAAACCGATGAAATGAAGCTGTTTGATTTTATTAATAGTCCTTATATTGGTGATAGACAAGCAAAGATTGATTTTCTGGCACAATATGGCGAAGGAGCGATGCGAACAAAATTTGAACAGAACCGTTTACGCATCCAAAAACGGGAACAGCAACGCTATGAAAAACGTGTCGCAGAGTATGAAAAGAAAGCCGAATGTTACGAATGGATAGAAAAAGTTTATAAAGGTGAATCATTCAATATAAAAGATGTTCCCAAAGAATTCCGGAAAGAAGTTGAACAGGCTTACAAAAACAAGCTCAAAGTAGATGCACATAACGACAAAGTAAATTTAAACGTCCCATCACGTATTGACCAGCCAATGATGGACAGATACAAAATTAAACCGCCTAAGAAACCTACAGCACCAAAAGCAGTTACGGATGAAGAGGTTGAAAAATTTATTCAAAAAGAAGCTAAAAGGTGGGCATTTGGTATTATTGATAGGGATGCTTCAAACCTTAAACGCTGGATGAATGTAAATGACAATTCAATCACAGGGAAAGATTTTAACCCCTTAGAATTTTTAAATGAACGTGTAATCATGGACACTTCTTATGAAGTGGATTTTCCAGATGGTACACGTTTTTCTTTTGATAAAAATTTACGTAGTTATGATATTGATTCGATTATGAGACAAACAAATGACCGCGTATCGGGAGAAATTGCCTTTCGTAGTCGTTATAATGCAGATGAAGAATTTTTACATGAACGTGCAAAAGTTCGTTCGGAACTAGAATTAACAGCGCAAGGGGTAGTTGATAGTAAAGGTAATACGGTTATTGACGAAGGAAAAATCAAAGACATTATGTACGCTTTTGATTCACAAATGAGTAAACTTAGGGGACTTCCATTAACAGAAGAAATTGCTCAATTAAATTCTTCAAAGTTCTCAACTTTTATGGATAGTCTTAAAAAACTTACCTATGCCGCTACCGGAAATAACATGGGAGTGTCTAGTATAGCAGAAATGGTGCAATCTTTGGGTAATTCTGGTGGGGATTTACTCACAAGGATGTTGCCTGAACTCCTTGGAAATTCAGACATGAAAGAATTTAAAGAAATTGTTGATACTCATTTTATGAAAGAAATTGCAGATAACACTTGGCAACGTCCTTTAAACTCCGAAGATTATATGCGGAAATGGGGTAAGAATGGAAAACTACTCCGTTCACTTGCAGGTGTTGGTGACAACATAAACATGATGCTTAGTGCCGCTGGTAGAGTCACAAACGCTTTAAATCAGCTTCCACGTTTAACAAATAATTGGACAGGACTCCTAAGACGTTCCGCAATGAAAGATTATGTCGATTGGGCATTTGACCGGCAGTCATGGTGGTTTAGAAACCCAGTTTGCAAAGAATACCTTGAAGCGGCAGGGGTCCAGAACATGGAGCAAGCGAATATATTAAAAACTACTATAAAGAAATATTTTCCTAGTGGTAAAGCTAATAAAGCTCTATTCGACAAATGGCAAGGTGAGTCTCCCGAAACATTCATGCAGTTTATGAACTTAACTGAAAACATGGCGCTTCGAGGAATGACTAGAAGTACAATCGGTAATGGAAATTCTGTCTTAAAGAAAACTGCTCTTGGGCGAATGGCTATGTTCTACATGAACTTTGTTAATATGTCTATGCACAGTCAGTTTTTACGAAACATGTCACGTCCGTTAGCTGACCAAGCCGCGGCAACTACATTGAGTCTTTTAGGCGGTGGAATATCCTATGCCGCTTATACAGGTATCATGGGAAATGTAAAATATTTTAATGATGATAAGAAAAAGCAAGAGTATTTTGAAAAACGCTTCTCACCTGAAATGCTAGGAATAGCTTCCCTTACGCGTGGAGCTATGCTGACACCTACAGCATTTGCACAAAACGCGGCAGAAATAACAGGGTTAATGCCTGATACTGTTCGTACTACTGTAAGTGGAAATAAAGAGAAAGTTAAGGGTGCAGGGGATTTAATGGGCAATTTTGTTGACCAACTCCCGGTAGTAAGTACAGCTACAAATGTAGCAAAAACAGGATATAATCTTTCTGATTTAGCTCTATATTATGCTACTGGTGGTGATTATGGATCTACTATGAACCAAGGTGAATTCAGAACAATGACTCAAACATTGCCTTGGCAAAACTTTTTTGCAACCCAAGCATTTATAGAAGTCGCTAAAGAGGAACTTCATCTACCTAAGAAGGAGAAAAAAGGTAGAAAATCTAGTAAATGAAGGAGGAATTAAATGGAATTAAAAGCATATGCAAAGTATACAGTAACGGATGATTCGGTTCGTTTTCCTATACCTTTTGACTATCTTTCACCTAAATACGTGAAAGTCATGGTTGAGGATGAACCACTACAATATATTATTGATTATTCAGTTGAGAAACGCGAGATTGTTTTAAATGTACCTCCTAAAAAAGATAGCGTTCTTGTAGTTTATCGTGAAACTCCAACATCTAGGATAGTGACATGGAATGATGGAAGTATTCTAAAAGCAAGCGACATGACTATTCAAGAAATACAAATGTTGCATATTTTAGAAGAGCAAAGTGATTTTAATGTCTTAGGTACAATCAGAGAGACTGAAACTGGCGAGTGGAACGCTAAAGGTAAGCGGATAGTAAACGTAGCTGACCCTATAGACCCTCAAGATGTTATTACGAAGCAATATATCGAGGACAGCGAAAAAGGATTTATAAGTAGGGTAAATGGTACAGTTGAAGAAGCTATTACTAATATAAATGGAAAGGTTGAATCTTCGGTATCATCAATTGAAACTACAGTCAATGAAGGTGTTGCTGAAATTACAGTTTTAGTTGAAAAGGCGCATGAGGATGTGACTCAAAAAGTAGTTGAAGCGGTAACTACGATTGACAATAAAGTGAATGAAAACGTCACATTGATACAAACGGAAACATCTACAGCAGAACAGAATATTAAACAATACGCAGATGAAGCTGTAGAAATTATCAAAAATGCAGATGTAATAATCACAGGTCAAATTTCGGAAGCTACTAATGCCGCAGACAGAGCCAAAGCAGATGCCGATAGAGCCAAAGCGGATGCCGATAGAGCGGAAAAAATAGCAAATGAGTTTGACACAACAAATTACTATCAAAAAGCAAAAACTGATGAATTGTTATCAAAAAAACAAGATTACTACAACGGTGACATCAAAGTGGATGGCGATGCAAACAAATTCTATCCTGTAGCTTTCAATTGTTCAGCAGGAACTGATGGAAAACAATCGCGTATCCGAATTCGCAGACATATGAATGATGATAAGGCAGGTAAAGGTTTTTTAGATTTTGAAATGGTTGGAACTGGTGGAGGATGGGGAGGTGCGGTAAAAAATATACGCACTTCTTATTACGGAGGAGATTTTGTAGCAGACGCAAAACCAGCCGAGAAAAGCCATTTAATGTACGTATGGTTAAAAGGTCAAACGAGTTATCACTGGGGAGGAACTCATTCCATAGTACAGCCTTTACAGATAGGAGATTCTATCACAATTCAAAACGATACACTCACATCTAAAACAGAAATTGTATTGCCAAAAGGATTGGCTGAATTAGGCGTGTCGTATTCTCCTTCTGCATTTGCACCTTCTGGATTCGGACTAGGTGGAGAAGTAACACTTGTGAAGTCTGGTAGTGCTAACAGTATCGTTGATACTGGATTTTATAATGTCACGCCAGATGTTACTGACCTACCAAAAACAAGGTGCTACTACTATATGATAGTGATGAGACACAAGTCTGTTAATCCGACAGCAGATACTTCAAGGTGTACGAAGCAAGTAGCCTACTCTTTACAGCCAGCAAAAGACGGTACTAATATATATGAAAGGACTCAATATGAGGGTGTTTGGACAAGCTGGAAACAAGTTGCTACAACAGAGAGTCCTACGCTGAACAACTTAACAGTAACAGGAACGGTGACTATTCCTGGTGGTTCTATTTCTATTGTTTAATGAGGAGTGGGTATTGTGGCTATATTTAATAAAAAATTCAGAGTAACTAAAGATATTACGAATTATGATTGCAATATTTATTCGACCTTAACAGAGATTAATAGTCCTGCTCATTACCTTAAGTTAGGATTGACTGACTTAGGAACTGGATATGTTCCTCTAGGGAACGCTGATGACGCTAAGGCTAGTCCTTTTCAAGTCACCATAGGCACAACCCAGTATAGAGCTTTAACTGAATTCAATTCTGGTGCGGTGGAGGGGAATACAACTTTAAATACTAATACGCAGTATACTTTTACCGTGCCTGATAAAGTTTATTGCTTTAGGTTTACAGGGAATGGTGTCTTAACTAATTCAGTTAACAATATAGATGAAGTTGGTTGGAGTAGTCCGTCTTCGGGTGTGTATGCTTCTTATATATTTTGTTTACCCGGGATTACACGTTCTATTTATGCTAGTGGAAGTGGAACATTTACGTTAGAATGGGGAGATTCTATAAATCAAATATTTTTTAATGCTTTAGCTACTTGTGATAATGAAACTAGTGATTATCCTGAAAATGGCGCATTGGCAACATATGAAACAATAGAGGTAATTATAAATTCTTGGGGATATGAAGCAGAAGGTGCGCCCCTTCGGTATGTGTCAGAAAGCGGTTTATCCTTTGCGGATTTTAGAACGATACCTGCATATTAAAAGAGGTGATTATACGATGAATAAATTTGCTCAATTACTGTATGGACGAGTCATTTATATTTATGAGACAGAATTAAAGAAAGAGGAGTTATCAACTATTTTCTCTCCGACAACCTTTTGGATAGACGTAACTGGACAGGATGTTAAAGTAGGCTATATTGTGACTTTCAACGAAGAAGGTGGACTTCTTCTTTCTGCCCCTGAAACAACAGGAGAAGTGCAAGATTACGAATATATTGACCCTAATACATTAGATCTTGCAGAAGCAGTATTGCTTTTGTCAGATGAAGTAGAAAAAATGAAAGGAGGTACGATGTAATGGTTTATACATACAAAGCTAAAGCCTACGCAATTTTAGTCAAAGGTGGGCGTATGATCTTGACGGAAGAAGATAACAAGAATAATCTTCCTGTAGTACCAGAAGACTATCAAATGATGGTCGCAGAATTATTAATTAATAATTAAGGAGAAATATTTGGACAACCAACAAATACCAATAGAACTATCAAAAAATATTCCCCCAGTCGCTGTGACAACCACAAGCGTACTGGGGGTTTCTCTTTCTGACTGGGTATATATTGCAACGATTATATACATCATCATTCAGATAATTTGTGTTCTTTATAAAACATTTCATAAAGCAAAGGAGAAATAAATACATGAGAAAAGCAACACTAAAAGATGTTCAATTAAGTTATGATTATAATCGTTTAGACACGAGAACAAAGACAGATAAAGTTGTATTTCACCATACGGGTAACCCCACAGATGATGATTGTTCTGCCCAGCAAATAAACACAAGTCACCAAGGACAGGGGTGGACTTGTATTGGCTATCATTATGTTATTCGCAAGAATGGGGATATTGAAGTAGGTCGTCCTCATTGGACAGTAGGTGCACACGCATATGGTGATAATAGTCACACAATTGGAATCCATTTATCAGGTAATTTTGAGATTGGAGAGCCAACCTCTGCACAGATA